TGGCACATAATCAGTGATGATGGAACGGAAAGCTTTAGACTCTGAGGCATTGATCCTCAAAGCATACTGATCGTTACGGCGCTTCTCAAGCTTCGCATGAAGACTGTACTTCTTCTCGAAGAAATCGATCATGAGAGAAAGCTCCGGGAGAGAATAGGCATTCGTACTGAGAACGATAGTTCCGTACCGCTTGTTCAAAGAACCATCATCCATGTACCACACCGCAAGAGATAACGGTGACAGGAGGTCGAGCCACTCCTCAGTAACAAGCTTCTTCCCATTGGGATGAGTGAGATGGTAGAACGCAGTGATCTCCGGGTGAGAGATAGTAGCGAAGGAATGAACAGGAGCATTCCCGTGGAAATCACGGACCATAACTCCGAACTTCTTGGTAGTTACGAACTGCTCAAAGATATCGTACTTCCATCTGAGGTATTCAAGCTGCTTCTCCCCATGAGCGAACACAAGCGACCACGAAACACCGCTTGTCGAGCGAAGGTAGCCGTCACCGAGAATAGAACCGTACATGACATCCTTCTGAATCTGAGTAAAGGGGATCGCCTTAAGCTCGTGATTCCTGGAAAAATCAAATTCGATTCCGTAATCACGGCAGTACTTGTAGATGTTCGAGAAACCCCCTTTCGAGTATCCAAGCTTCTCAGCGATCTGATACGGAGTCAGACCGGATTGAATCATGGATGTCAGCTCTTCCTTTGAAGGCTTAAGGATTTTACGGATGTTACGGGATCTTGTCATATAAACACTTCCTTCCATACAGATTGTAGTTAACTGGTTGAGAAGATTATAACACGGGTTAAGTCATCAAGCAACAGATGAGTGGAAGGCGACCAAGACCGCTGAGAGACTGATCGAGGAGTACATGGTCCGTATCGAGACCGGCTCCACGAAGTGATAACGGGGCGCTTTTAAGCGCCCCTACAAAGGAGATTACATGGCAGTAAGGAAACAGAATAACAAGGGCCTTTCCGGAGTCAAGAAAACGATTCGTCTTTTTTATGACGGTGACAAGTACAAAGATCCGCTCTTTGTCGGCATCAACGGCATGACCTGGCTTGTCCAGCGCGGCGTGGATGTCGAGGTCCCGGAAGAGGTCTATGAGGTCCTTATCCATCAGCAGGAACAGGATCAGAAGACCTCAAGCCTTATCGCAGAACTTTCAAAGGAAGCGAGAGAGATTGAGGCCTAACGAGGCAGCGATCATGGAAACCTTATCTCAGATCATCAACGAGGCATTGCAGAACGACATAATCCAGATGGTGATTCTGGCAGTTTGCATGGACACTACTTTTGGTCTTCTGAGGGCGCTGAAGCAGAAGAAGCTTAATTCTTCTTTCGGTATTGACGGCGCGGTGAGGAAGGTATCCATGCTTGCCAGCATTTCGTTCCTGCTCGTCCTCGACTCCATCGCGGAGATCAATCTTATCGGATTCCTTCCGGACGAGGTCCGGGAGTTTCTTGGAAGCCACATCGGCTCCGCAGAGTTTTTCGGAATCATCTATCTTGGCTTTGAAGCGGTATCCATCCTTAAGAACATGGCGCTCTGCGGTCTGCCCGTAAGAGGGGTCTGGCAGAAGGTCCGTGAATTTCTTGGGAGATATACCAACGAGCTTCCGAGTGACGAGTGATGTGGAAGAAATTCAACAATAACCCGGCAGGCCGCAACGTAGGCGACTGTGCCGTTCGAGCAATATCCGTAGCACTCTCCGTAGACTGGGAGACGGCGTTCGCGGAGCTGACTGCATCAGCGTTCTTCATGTGCGACATGCCGTCTTCCGATGCGGTCTGGGGAGCGGTGCTTCGCAAGCACGGTTTCATCCGTGAATCCCTTCCCGACTCATGTCCTGACTGCTACTCCGCAGAAGATTTCTGCATGGAACATCCCAACGGGATATACGTTCTTGGTTTCGGCGGTCATGTGGCAACGGTCGTGGACGGGTGCATATATGATTCGTGGGACTCTTCGCACGAGATTCCGCAGTTCGTTTGGAGGGAACGGTAAATGGCTTTTGGATATCAGGCATATCCTCAGTATTATCCGACTCAGCCGCAGCAGATGCAGAACGTGAATCCTCTCATCTGGGTGCAGGGCGAAGCCGGAGCAAAGTCCTATCTTGTCGGTCCGGGGCAGACGGTCGCCCTGTGGGATTCAGAGGCACAGGTAATTTACCTCAAGTCCGCTGATGCCTCCGGGATGCCCTCTATGAAAGTCCTGGACTATACGATTCGCGGCGGTCAGCCGATAAATGAAAACGTGGAGTACGCGACCAAAGCGGACCTCGATGAACTGCGGAAGAAGATCGAAGCACTCACGAAGGAGAACACATGAATCCTTTATATCAGCAGATGATGCCTCAGAATAATGTCGCTCAGAGATTCGCTCAGTTCAAAGCAAACTTCAACGGCGATCCGAGGCAGCAGATCCAACAGATGCTGAATTCGGGGCAGATCACTCAGGCTCAGTACAACCAGGCCGTGCAGTCTGCGTATCAGCTCCGTCAGCTTTTGGGATTGTAACTGTTCACCGCCTCCCGTTCGAGGGACGGCGCTAACCGCCATAAGTTAGGCGGTAGAAAGGATTAATATGGCTTTAGACGGTGGAAACGGAAACATGATTATGCCTGTGGCTCCTTCCGGCGGATTCGGCGGCACTGGCTTCGGCGGTGACGGCGGCTGGTGGATCCTCCTGCTCTTCATCCTTCTTGGAGGCTGGAACAACGGTGGCGGATATGCAAATGCCGGCGGAGGCCTTTATCCGTGGCTGAACCAGTCCGAGCAGATCAACGGCGGATTCCGGGATCAGATGATCAACGGGAACATCACCGGCATTCAGAACGCAGTTACTTCCGGCTTTGGAGATGTCCAGACCGCTCTCTGCGGAGGCTTTGCCGGCGTGAATGCGGCTATCTCCAACGGCTTTGCCCAGAGCGAGATCGCGGCGAACGCAAGGCAGATGGCTGACATGAATCAGAACTTCGCACTCCAGTCCCAGCTCGCCCAGTGCTGCTGCGACAACAGACTGGCTACCTGCCAGACTCAGAACATCGTGCAGAACGAAGGAGCGGCAACGAGGCTTGCCATTCAGAATCAGACTCAGCAGATCCTCGACAAGATGTGCCAGCAGGAGATCGATGCCCTTAAGAGGGAGAACGAGAATCTGAGGACGATGGTGAACATGCAGAACCTGGCGGCTTCTCAGACCGCACAGACCGCGCAGCTCATCGCGGACAATACGGCTCAGACCCAGTACATCGTGAACCGTGTCGCTCCGTATCCGATCCCGGCGTACACCGTAGCCAATCCTGTCACTCCTGCGGCAACCGCTGCCGGCTGACGGAGGTGACCTATGCAGGAGATGAACGAACTGTTTGCGAAACTCTGTGACGAGCTTTGCGAATACGGCATGAAGGACCTGACTAAGGACACACTCTCCACTATCGACACGCTGGCACACGCCGCGAAGAACGTGCTGAAAGTGATGGACGGATGTGATGGCGGCTCCTATGCCTACTATGATGAGGATCCGAGGACGGCGGCTATGGGCGGCTCCATGAGAGGCTCCTATGGCAATGACTCCTACAGAATGTCCCACAAGCGCGATAGCATGGGGAGATATTCGAGAGCGGAGAACGGAGCCTCCCGGACCGGCTACTCAAGAGGTAACAATGTAACTGATGGACTTCGTGAGATCATGTACGCTGCACCGCAGGAGATGCAGGGCGAGATCCAGAGGCTCATCAAGAAGCTTGATAATATGTGAGGACCAAGCGATGAAGATTACAAAAACCGAAAAGGTTAAGATGAGCTGGGGCTCCTTCACTTTTCCTATCACCGTAGGGACCCCCGTCAGCAATGGCGGGGTCCTTGCGGATAGTGCATCCGCTTACGGTCTTATTGTCCGCACCATCTTTGCTAAACCCGATGCCGATGAAACTGCGGAAATCATGACCGGCGGCGTGATCGACATGGAGGAGATCGTTGCTGGGTATGGGCAGGAGTTAAGCTCTGCGGCGGTGCAGGCGCTCTGCGGAATCCACTTCTATAAAGAGGGGGTTTGCATTCCGACCGGCGGGAGCGGCGGCGGTGATGACAGTCAGAAGTGGAAGGAAGAAACTTCTACTCCGCTTTTCAATGAAACGGTGACAACGGTAACGGAAGGCGATTATGCTACAGCGAATCTTGCGTATGCACAGGAAATTACTTCAGAGGTGCTGAGTGTTGTTTTTAATGGCACTGAATTTACCTGCTATAGGCACGAAGGTGGTAGCTATGGTGCGCCATACACAGAGGAGACTGATACTTATGATTTCAGTGAGTACCCGTTCACAATAGAAACATCCATGTCCAGCAATGATATATATGTTGCTGAACCCGGTACATATAATGTCTCCGTATCTGCCGAAACCACGACATACACCGACAGTTTTATTAAGGGCGTGGCAGAAAATTCCACGGTCTATGTAAATTTTGTGAACCGCCCCAATGTAGGACTTGTATGTAATAAGACCTTTTCAGAAATTCAAGAGGCATATAAGAGCGGTGCGAATGTTGTTGGCACATACGCTACTGGAACAAACACCGAAATATACAATCTTGTTGCGGTTAGACCGAGCGAAGTTGATTTTTTAAGCGCTGGCATAGATCGCTTGGGCAGCACAGTGCGTATTCCCGTAATCTCATTCCGCTCTGATGATGGCGACACTGATATCAAACGGTATGTTGCAACAGTGAGCGCAACTATAACTGATGAAAGTGGCGGTGGCGGTGGCGACATCGGTTAATCCCATCCGCCCCAACATCCTTAAAGAAACGGTCCATGCGACCGTTTCTTCCATATATAAGGAGATTTAAATGATTGCAATCAAAAACCGAAAAATGCTTATCCCCAACGAGGAGCGGTATATAGGCACGACCTTTGACGAGAACTCACAGGTCCTGTCGTTCAAGGTATCCCGATATACCCAGAACGACATCGACCTGTCCGCTCTGAACGCCAAAGCCGATGTCTATCACTGCGCGACCGAGACGGAGGACAGGGCAGACCTCACTATGGAGGTCCAGGCGAAATATATCATCCTGCACCTCTATATCACCGCAGGCATGGTCGCAACTCCGGGAACGGTACTGATCGACCTTAAACTCTTCAATGATGACGGCGAGATCAAATGGTCATCCTATCGCGGTGCGTTCTTCGTTGATGACCCGTTGGCTTCACCGTCCGGCGAGACTTCCCTCACGGAGCTGGAGCAGCTTGAAGCGAGGATTAATCGCGCCATCGCAACGGCCTATGACAAAGCGGCGGAAGTCGTTGGGAATTGGCTTGATGAGAACATCGGTGAAATTGAGGGGTATGTAATTGATAAATCCCTGACCGTTGAAAATGCGGCGGCAGATGCCAAAACAGTTGGCGATGAATTATATAATATGAAAGCTGCATTAAAATCCACGCCAGTCACTGCTCAAAGGATTTTTAGACGGCTTGCTACAAGAGATGCAGGGAATCTCTCAGATACACCGACACAAAGCATCACAAATACGGGATCGTCTTTTATAGTCTGCGGACGAGTGTCACTTGACAACTCGTACCAGAGGATCAATGAATACAGTTTATCCGGGGAACTGATTCGCACAAAGCTTTTTAATGATGCGGATTTCGGACATGGCAACGGGTGCTGTTATGACGCAGACAGGCAGAGAATCTACATCGCGGGAACTGGATTGACTCTTGTGGTAGTAGATTACACAACGCTTGACATTATTGAAAAGCATACGCTCACGGGAATAACGGGCAACCTTGGGAGCGTGGACTATGATAACGGGACTCTATACGGATTAAGTAGCAGGCAGATTGTGACCATCGCTTTGCCATCATATGAGTGTGAAGTGATAGCGCAGTATACCGCTCCGTCAGTAAACCCATATATTTCATTAGTGCCGCAGGACATGGCGGTCCATGACGGGTATGCTTACATCGTATACAACTGTGCAAATCAGCTCTTGAAAGTGCGGCTTTCCGATGGAGAAATGGAAAGCTTTATCTACTTGGGCGAAGGAAACGGTGTCTTCCCTTATGGAGAGTTGGAAAGCGCAACCTTTGTAAACGGGCAGTTGCACTTTATATCGGCGGTTTGGAACGGTAGCGGAGAGGGATCATATTCATATATGCAGGTTTTCGCCACCAGCATTGGCGGGGTGGTTGCGGTGCGCGCGGACAATGGGCAGTCATCTTTTGCGGAATCCATCATATATGTAAATTACACGGATTCGGATTCCACAGACTTAAATCCTGACGGCACTACAAGTCACCGCTTTGCGCGTTTGTATGAAGCGTGTATGTACCTGAATTATCAGGTGCGAGTTCAGAGCAATCATGCATACAGGCTAAATATCAGCGCCGGGGCAAATCATGATTATACGCAAGACAAATTTATGCTCACGGGGATGACTTGCTATATCGATGCGTATATCGGTGAAGCTGACAGTCTGCCGACAATGGCGCTGTACAATGGCACATACTTCGTGAGACGATGCTACACATCCCAGATATCCGCGAGATTCAGCACGGTAAAAATCAGTCAAAGCGCAGTCAGCACATTAAATGCAACATACTGCATAGTGTACTGCCAGGCTAACAGTGCGACAAATATGACTCTGGAAGGGTGCCTGTTCCTATCTACGAATTATGAGCAGGTTAAAAACTCGACACGGGATGCGACTGCCGTACTTGGACTTTGGGCACATAGTGAGTCACACACCAACGCGCAGTACTTATCGTCAGATATTAACTTCGACTGCTACAACCGAGTATGTACGATGTCATGGACGGGTGGTACGATTACTCTGCCAACAGATACGCTGACAACGGTTCTGACTTTGCCGGACAACCTAAAACCCGTGCGGGATTATGTGTATGATCTAATTGATTACACAGAAGGTAGCTGGTACAGACTCAGGATCTATATAAGGGAAAACGGCAATCTACAAATCTATAACTATAGCCAGACACGAACGCAGTACACGAATACCCGCGCACACATTACATATATGCTGGCATCAACATTCTGACTATAAGGTGGTGTGAGCATGGCCTCTATTATGCAGGGGACTACTCCTTCTGTAACCATCACCATCGACCTGAATGATTTTCAGCTTGGTAGCGTTCGTATGAAATGTTGTTTGGCATTTGCCTTGTCTATTATTTTAACCGGGGGGATTATCCCGGAGCCAGTTATGCGTTTGTACAGTCAAAAAGGCGGTGAGGTTATCGTAATGGACCGAAGCATTGACGAACTGGCAAGACGGAGCGGACACGATTTATCTGATGTTCGCGGACTTTATTTTTGGCACTCGAAGAAAATCTACATACGCCACGGCGAAGACGATGAGCGCGTCCTTGCCCACGAGATTGGGCATTTTTTGTTTCATGAAACGCGCCCTTCTTGGTCGGCAGAAGACAGAGCGTTTTTTACGGATGACGAAGTGTTCGCGCGAGCGTATGAAGAACATTACACTTTCTCAACCGTCTCTCCATCTATTAACCGCATCGAAGCGGCGGCGGGGAGATTAATCGAATAAGGGGGTTATATGGCATCTATCATGCAAGGCACCACTCCTTCTGTAACCATTACCATTGACCCGGATGACTTCCAGCTCGCCAAACGCTGGATCTGCCTGATGGGCTGACGCTTTATGAAGAGTAAGAAAGGAGGTGCTCATGGTTTTTCCCAATGAAAGCGCAGCCATCGATGCGCTGATCGAATACGCGAAGACTCAGGAAGGCTATCTCGAAAAAGCCTCTATCGATAATTTGCAGAGCAAGACCGCGAACGCCGGGAGCGCGAACTACACGAAGTACGGGCAGTACTTCGGCATGAATCCCGCCCAGTGGTGCGACCTCTTCTGCGATTACTGCATGGCCCTTACATTCGGCAAGGAGACCGCGAGGAAGATGCTGGGCGGCTTCTCCGCCTACACTCCGACATCCGCTTCCTACTATAAGCAGATGGGCAGATGGCACCAGGAGCCGAAGAAGGGAGACCAGGTCTTCTTCCGCAACTCTGAACGTATCTGTCATACGGGCATCGTGACGGGCGCGGATGAGATGTATGTCTATACTATCGAGGGGAATACCGGCGGCGGCTCCGAAGTGATCCCGAACGGCGGCGCGGTAGTGCAGAAGAAGTACCTTTTAAGCAATAACCGCATCGCAGGATACGGGACACCAAGATGGGACCTCGCGGTGGAGTCGAAAGGCTATGCCATTGGATGGCACCAGGACGAGAAGGGATGGTGGTACGCAGACTCCACAGACTCCTATCTCCACAATGCCTGGAAGGTCATCAATGGCTGCTGGTACTTTTTTGATGACAAGGGGTATGCCGTAAAGGGAGCGCAGAAGATCGGAGAGGAACTGTTCTACTTCTGCGACATGGCAGGGCATCCGAAGGAATGCGCTCTGATGAAGACGAACGAGCGCGGTGCGCTGGAAGTATGGTATGTCTGACTGCGTGGATAAATCGTGGATAAATTTTGTTTCAAAATACGTTTAAACCATGCTATCAGAGTTGCAACGATGACAGTCCAATAACATGAAGAAACCACGCATTTTCAAGGCTTTTCGGTACTTTCCTTGAATCTGCGTGGTTTCTTCGTTTCGTGGAGATGACGGGAGTCGAACCCGTTTTCAAAATGCCTATAAACCGCATAACTGCGTGGTTTTCAACATCGTGTGGATAATTTGTGGATAAATTTTACTCAAACAATTTCGACAGGTGGTCCACTGTGACACGGTCCACTTCCTTCTGCCGCTCCTCTTGGGTGTGGATATAAATGCTCCGAAGGATGGGAGAATTCTTGCTCCATCCGCCAGCTCGTTCAACGTAGGGGATCGGGACTGACAGGGCAATGGCAGCGGATGCATAGTAATGTCTCAGCTTGTGGGCGGAGAAATGCGGAACGCCAAGTCGGGCCTGCACCTCTCCAAGAGCCTGTGAGATTCGACCAGGATATCCTCGAAACACATATCCCTTCTCTCTGATACGTTCCGCCACATACTCCGGGACTTCTATGTCCCTTGTGGATGACGGAGTCTTGCCGTGATCCTTGATGACCCACTTCTTATCCTTATCTTGGACCAGGGCCTTTCTGATATGCAGAGTAGTTCCTTCAAGGTCATCTGCCGTCAGAGCGCAGACCTCAGACCTTCTTAACCCCATAGCGCAGAGCATGACCGGGACTTCGTACTCTGAGCCTCTGAGAGCCTCTACAACGGCTTTTACTTCCTCATCCGAAGGAATATAAGGCTCCTTCTTCTGACGGGCAGGAAGGCGTACAGAGAAGGTCTCGTCAGGCCTATAGACGGACATGACCGCAGAGATGAATCCGTGCAGATTCGTAACGGTCTTCGGGGACCGCTTCGTGATCCGCTGCCGTGCTGACTCATCCTTCCCGGAGGCATAGTCTGATATGACCGCCTGGATATCCGTCCTTGTGATAATCCTCACTGAGAGCCGCGAGAACGCCTCATAATGGCTCTCAATGTAGCGGGACAGTCTCACATACTCTTTTATGGTAGACTGGCTTAAAACGCCTTCTACGCTCTCGATGTAGCGGCTTGCGGCTTTTGAGAACGTGATGTCAGCGACATCTTCCCGCCCTCCACAGCTTGCGATGTAGTCCTCGATCAGACGGTCTGCCTGCCTTGCGGACGGCTTCTTGTCCACGACCAACGAGTAATATTTCCCACGCAACATCTTCCTGATGCGGAAGCGACCGCTCTTTAATTTTTCAATCGTTGCCATTATAATAATCCTTGTACGCAGATTCCCTACCTTCATTTGTCTTGTGTTGTTGTTGTTTCATGCTTTTCCTCCTTTCAGACCCCGCCAGCTCGCCACTGGCGGGGGAATAAAGTTATCCCCCCTGTTCCTGTTCATGTAAGAGAAACTTCCCTTGCATGAGCAGGATTTTTTTATTCTCTTCAGTAAGCT